CTCGTGTTGCTGGCTGCCGGCTTGCTTTCAGCTTGTGCCGACAACGGTATGACTGTGGGCATCCGTGGGACCATTCCCATGGACGCAGAGCTCATCGTGCAGTGAACCTGCCGAGATATAGATCTGTCCTATGCATCTCCTTGGTGTGTTGGGCGGACTCTCGGTAATATGTACATCCTTGATGGAGACATACTAGCCATGTCAAAGCGTACGACTTCTGTCGACGTTAGGCTTCCGGACGGATTCTCCGTCGGGTTCGAGTCCGAGTTTCGTGTACTTCTCGACAAGCTTTGCTCGAATGGCGGGTTTCAAGCCCGTTATCTTGCAGACGAAGTCTTCTCGAAGTACCTTGACAACGATAAGGTCCCGGCTGAGGTTCGTGGCACCGCGGCGGTCCGTAAATGGATCAGCGCAGAGCAGAGGAACCTGAAGACAAACCATCGACTATTCCTTCGGGAGGACGTCAACTTTGGTTTCGTCACAGCGGATGCGTTCTACACCCGTGTCCGGGGCATCATTGCCCGTATCCTAGGCCCACTTGACTATCCCGCGTGCTTGCACTACGGAGACGTCACGAATGGGGCTTCGACCCGCGTGAGGAGGAGTCCTCGCGCGGCTATCGACAAACTCACCGGAAGGATAGAGATGAGTGAATCTGCCATTAAGCATTGGTTGGCGTTCGCAAGCGGTTCCCGCTTGTCTGCGTTGCCGGTGACAGTGGTGGAGGAATCTGCTCTGTTCACAGTTCCCAAGAAGTCCGACATTGACCGCGTTGCGTGCAAGGAGCCGGAAGGCAACATGTACCTCCAACGTTCCCTAGGCGAAGTGATTCGCCATCGCCTTCGCAGGTGGGGTATAAATCTGAACGATCAGAAGATCAATCAGAACCTCGCTTCGCGTGCTGTGGCCGAGGGTCTCGCGACCGTTGACCTCAGTTCGGCGTCGGATACAATCAGCCGGCAGCTGGTTATCAACCTGTTGCCGTTTGACTGGTGGTCGCTCTTGGATGACCTAAGGGTGAAAGCAACCCTGCTCCCGGACGGGACACCTCATTACTTCGAGATGTTTTCGTCTATGGGAAATGGGTTCACCTTTGAGCTCGAGAGTCTTATTTTCTACTCCATGGCTCGCGCCGTGGAGGAGGTGGTAAGGCCAAAGGGCCCGCGTCGTCCAATTTCCGTATATGGTGATGACATTATCCTTAGTGCCGACCTTGTTGGCATGCTGGACGTAGTCATGTCCTACTCCGGTTTTACGATGAACCGGAAGAAGACACACTCCAAGGGCCCCTTTCGGGAATCCTGCGGAGGTCACTATTGGAAAGGACAGAATGTCACGCCCTTCTATATCAGAAGGGCGGTGTGCACACTTCCAGACTTGATTAACGTCTTGAACCGTCTCCTTGAATGGGATGGCAGAGGATGGGGCTTCTTCACCACAGAGGAAGCTTTCAGGTTTTGGGAGAAATGGAGCAGATTCGTCCCCCGACGCTTTTGGGGTGGCGTGTCTGTTGACGATCCAACGGCATTAGTTACGGGCCATGCGCCAAGAATGCGCATCGTGCCTGTGATGAGACCAATGAGGTCCGATGAATCAGGGAGGCTTCTCCTTTGGTTCCTCCGTAGCGCGCACGGCAGAGAAGATCTTGCCGTTGATCCGCGAC